GGGGCGTTCTGGACCATGGGTCCGTTGCAGCACCACCATCTCTATCCGGAGACGGATGGGGGTGCACGGTGTATAGAGTCTCCGTGGAGATTCTATGCGTAACCGATCACGTGATCTGATTGAAGATGAACAATACCATCTCGGGAGAGTGTCTGGCAAGCCCTTTCGGTGGAGCGGGTGGTTATATATCCGCTACACTGATATGGTGCCTGAGCCTGGATCAAAGTACGGCAACGCTGTACATTGTCCCTCTTTCCCCCCTGTTGGGGTGTTCGATCACATCAACTTTCCGCAAGAAAATAACGATAGCGATCTAATCGCATATCTGAAATCTCTTGCGCCAGCTGGTAGTGAAGAAACATACAATGGTATCCTCGCCCGTAAATTAAAGTCTATTACGGATGTGGTAGTCCCCGGCTACAGGAAACTGTCAGCTCAAGGGGTCGTCATCAACAATCCCATGCTCTCTGTCAAGTCCACGTTCGTGGGAGGGGTCCAGTATAAGGCAGGCTCTTTGGAGCTTGTTCCTACTGTTCCCTCGCCTCTCACTTCGAAAGTAACTTGTACCATAATCGGTGCAGGTTACTGGAAAGAGTGGAATGGCTACCAAGGTGGCTATGCTGAAGGCTGGAATCTGAACGTCATCTTTGAGATGGCGCCAGAAATCAGCTCTGAGCTAGTCATTCCCACGTCCGCGTATCGCAAGCTAGAAGAGATAGAAATGCCTCTTTTGGACCCTGCGAACGCCCTTAATAATGCCTACGGCAATATTAATGGTGCTGAGATGGACCTTTTGGTCTCCTTAGCAGAAGGACACAAAACTGTTGGTCACCTAGCCGGTACGGTAGCACGCTTTGCCAAGCTGTTACTTAGTATACGTCGGGGGAACATCAGCCAGCTTTCCCCTTCCACCTATAAAAAGTGGAAGAGGAAGGAATATGGTCAGGTCGCTGCAAACGCACCAGAAGTGGTAGCGGATGCATGGCTTGAAGCGCGATACGCCTGGACGCCGTTAATTTACGACGTCTGCGGTGCATTGACGATCCTTTCGGGAACGGCTTACGCTAAGCGTAAGACGTTCAGAGGGAAGGACATTGATAACTCGCAAGAGGAGCTGGACTTTGAGTGGACAGAGAACGGGTTCCATTTCAGGCTACAAGGCCTGAGGGAGCTCGATATGGCTGTAAGGGCCGGTCATTTGTGCGAGAATCGGTTTGAAACTCAAACAATGACTGACCTGGGCCTCACGAACATACTGGGTATGATCAAGGAATTAATCCCTTGGTCTTTCGTTTTCGAGTGGTTTGTGAACCTTAATGGTTTCATTTACCGCTTGAATCCTACCCCGTCGTTTCGTATCCTTGCCTCCTGGATCACCTACTCCACAGTAATGCGGATTGGTGGTACTGTTACAGTAACCGCACCGAACGGCTCTAAAGAAACTATACCTTTTCAGTATAGTAAGAGCCTTAAGGACCGGCGACCTACAGAACAGAAGGCGTCCATCACAATTGACACTTCAATTAACATGAAGCGTATATTAGACTCCTTCGCATTCCTGCGAAGAGTGGGCAGCTAACGCATGCACCACGAGTCTAACTAATCAACCATCCTTAACAGGAGTTCAAACTATGGGTTACACCCTGAAGAATGCCGCAGGCAGCGATGTAGTATACGGCGAGTTTCGTCACAACGGTAATCGAGCTGAGTACATTGGCCCGGACCATGATGACCTGAAAAAGGACATCTTGATCCTGACCTCTGTCAGTCCGAAACAAACCCGTGACTCTCGCGGTAATCGCAAAGGGTCCGCTAACCTGGTACGTACTGTACCGGCACCGGACCTCGTTGAAGGCCAGCAAGTGCTGAAGGATATGAAGCTGGAAATTTCTGGCTCCGTACCTGCAGGCACTTCTGACGAACAAGTGAGCGAATTTGCTGCTCGCCTGGCGTCTCTGCTGGCCGATCCGGCTATCGTTAAAGAGATCTTCCAAGTAGGTAAGATCTTCAAATAACTGTAACCGGAGTCAATGATGCGAAAGTATCTACATAAAGCGCCATATGGTAACATGGGCGCACCAGTATCTCAGCGCTTACCGCACTGGGAACTGTACGCTACCTTGCTACGGGGTAGTGCTTCAGTCCTTGGCTTTGATGCCTTCTGTTCTCTCTTCAGCTCTACGCTGAGAAGAGACGTTGGGGAACTACTAAGCCGAGTAAAGGTCTTGGATGCTGATCCACAGTTGTATGATCAGCCTCTCCCATACCTCAAAGCACTGAAGCAAGTCGTGTGTTTTCTTAAGAAGTTCCCGTTTTCGAAGCAGGAGTTCCCTCATGATCGGCGCCAAACCGCTTTTGAAAAGTGGCTAAGCGCTGAAGATCAGTGTAGGAAAACAAATGCTCGATTACGTGAAACGGCGAGAGCCGACCTTCCTAAGTTTGTTCACCGGGCCCGCCAGCTGATTGCTGACGTACTTGGAGAACTAAAACCATCTCTAATCATGCAAATGTTAGAGAGTGGGACACACGGCCCCGGAAGCACTCGCTCGAACCACGGTGGTCGGGTAACCAGCTACTTTAAGTTTGCTGACTTACCTTATACCGTTTCAGAGGGTGCGTCCACGTACGCATATGCGGCTATCTCTTCAAGTCCTCTATGGATGGAAATCCTAGAGCGGTCTTCTCGCAGGGTAGAAATACCCCCGGCAGGAGCCCCGCAATACCAAAAGGAGCTTATGCTCTTTAAGGATTGCATAGAGATAGTCAATAACGACATAGTTGACTTTGTACCTAAGGATGCTCTTACAGATCGTCCTATTGGGATCGGTGCAAATTTAAACATGTTTCTTCAGCTGGGCGTCAAGGATTATATCCAAGATCGCCTCACACAAGTCGGCATTGATTTGTCCGACCAATCTGAGAACCAGCGAAAAGCGTATCTCGGCTCGCGTTATGCGACCGTTAATGGAGTACCTAATCTTGGTCAATTTTCAACAATTGATCTTGCTTCGGCTTCCGATACGATTTCAAAAGAACTTGTTTTCTTATTGCTACCGACCGAGTGGTCCGCTTTCCTCGACGACCTGCGCCACAAGTGTAGCGAGATCGACGGCAAAGAATATCTCCTTGAGAAATTCTGTGCTATGGGCAACGGATTCACTTTTCCCCTCGAAAGTCTCATCTTCTGGGCCGTCACGAAAGCGACAATCCTAGAAGCTGGTGGTCAATGTAAACGACAAGATATCTCTGTTTACGGAGATGACATCATCGTTCGCTTTGAACATGCGACGCGCGTCATTGAAAGCTTAGAATGGTGCGGCTTCTCGGTTAATGCCGATAAGTCGTTCCTTTCAGGAGCGTTCAAAGAAAGCTGCGGTGCTGACTTTTATCGTGGTACTGATGTTCGTCCTTTCTACCTGAAGAGGGAGATTAAAACGTATGGAGATTGCTATTTTATTGCTAATAGCATTGCCAATCGGCTTATGTCGACTGGTCCCAACCGAGCTTTGCACGACGTATATCACGCTGCTCTGCAGCTGATTCCGCCAAGTAAACGGAACTATGTTCCGTTTACTGCAAATATCGAGTCTGGTTTATACGTCCCACTTTCTTACTTAAGACAGCACGGGCGTCAGCCCTGGTTGTCAGAGAGTGAGAGAGCTCTGTTATCAAAGGACAATCCCTGGATAACAGATCTTCAGACAGGTGTATACTGGGCACAAGGCTTTACTCCTAAACAACTTAAGGGAAAAGCTTATGTCCGGATGTGCTTGGCACTCTTTCATTCTCCTAGTGAGGTGGAAGACCGTATTCGTCGAAATCGGTTTGTTAAAGCCGAGGACGCCGAACACATGAGGATGGCATCACGTGGTCAAGTGTCGCAGAGAGATCTGCTTCGCTACTATGTCAAGCTAGCCCCTACCAGTAATTGGTATGGGAGCTGGACAGAGAGACATCTCAGGGCTCACCCCCTTAGGGGGTGATATGCTAGAGAACTAGCATGCCGTCTAGACATTGTCTAGGCCCGTCTACATT